CTACAGTCCAAGGATCTCCCGTGCCTGTCTGGGGACACGATCATCTGGTCTCCAGAAGGAGACATCACGATCGAAGAGTTGTCTCAAAGATTCTCTGAAGGATTGGAACGTTTCCCTGTATACGGGGTTACTGAGGACTTTGAACTCAAGCTGACCTGGCTGACCAATGCTTGGTCTAGTGGAACGAAGAAAACCATCAAGATTACGTTCACCGATGGATCAACACTCCGGTGTACTCCTGACCACAGGTTTTATCAACGTGGTAGGCGAGTAGATTCATCCCAGGAGACTGAAGCCCAAGAACTACAAGTTGGAGATCGACTTTTGGCGTCCCAGATGTTCGTAGCTCCCAAGGGCTATCACCAGCACAAGATTGAGCTTGGTCGGAACACGGCTTTCTCGAACATGGCCAAGGTTCATCGAGAATACTGGGAATTGGTGTACGGTCCGATTCCAGTCGACCATGCTGTACACCACACCAACGAAGACAAGCAGGACAATAGGTTGGTAAACCTGGAGATACTTTCGAAGTCAGAGCACGACAGTCATCACCGCATGGGGGACCGAAATCCCATGCGGAACATGACTGAGGAACAGCACCGAGAGAGAGCCGAGAAGCAATCTGTTTCCTTGACACAAAACTGGACCCAACTCACAGAAGAGGAGCGACGTGTCCGTGCGGCTCCCAATAACCATGTCATTGCGCGGATTGAGGAGTATGGGGAGGAGGAGGTCTTTGACTTCACTACACCTGATACACACAACGCTCTGGTTGGTACTGGCGTGGTGACGCATAATTGCAACACGCAGGCCTACTTCCAAGTTGACATGGATGGGAAGCTGCAGATGATGGTGACGAACCGCAGCAACGACCTGATCTGGGGAGCCTACGGTGCGAACGCTGTGCACTTCTCGATGCTCCTGGAATACATGGCAACTTCCCTGAAGCGTAAGGTTGGGCTCTACTATCAGACGAGCTTCAATACGCACTACTATACGGATACCCACGGGGAGCTGGTTGCCAAGCTTGCGGACAAAACACCGCAACCTCCGCAGCAATTCACGTGCCCATACTCCGACGACTCTATCACGGAAACTGTCCCGCTCATGTCCATCCCTCGTGGGCGCTGGGATCGTGAGCTTGATACCTTCATGGGTATGGGCTTCGAAGATACCAACAAGCAGTTTGTTGATCCTTTCTTTCAACATGTTGCTCTTCCGCTCTACCGTGCGTACATCGCATTCAAGAGCAAGTCCCCCACCCGTTTCGCGGAAGCCTATCAGTTCGTCGGTCAGTGTGCCGCACAGGACTGGATGGTTGCGTGCTCCGAGTGGCTTCAACGCCGAGAGGTCAAATGCAAGAATCAACTCGCCGGATCCTGATGATCCGGGAAGGTTCGGTGGTGGAACGCTGCCACACCCTTCCCCATCACGGGTCGTATTCCAACGGACTGCACCAGTACGGGTGCGTCATGCTGTATCTGCAGCTTCACCCAGAACCTCAACTGAACACTGTACAGGCCATTCTTGCCCACGACCTGGGCGAGCGATGGGTGGGCGACAATCCCGCTCCGGCAAAGTGGTCCATGCCCAAGGAGTTGCAGGCAGAACTCGAGGGTCTGGAGAACAAGTGCCTGTCACGTATGGGGCAGCGGTTCACGCTGGACACTGAGGAGGCACGATGGCTGAAGGCTGTTGACTGTGTGGACCTCTGGCTGTGGGGCAAGGAGCAGGTGGCGATGGGCAACCAGAATGCCGCCATCGTCGTCGCGAATCTAGACAAGTTCTTTGCGCTCAAGCCCGACCTACTCCCCCAACCCGTGGTAGACTTCATCGCTGACTACCAGTGGACCCGAACCAACGACGAGATTCCCGAATGAGCTACATCGACCACATTGAAGGCATCGCCGCGAACGACGCCAAAGTTCTCCGAGCCAAGGACCGCGAGTACGGTGGCAGCTGGCTGAAGCGTGGAGGCATCGGAGCTTTCATGATGCTCTGTAGGAAGTTCGATCGCCTGGAAACTGCGATGGAACGCAAGATGGGAGATGACGCAGATACGTTTGTAGACAGATTCGACATCATTGAGCGAGCTCTTCTTGACGGTCGCGAGGAAGGCATCCTGGACGACATTGGCGACCTCCGACGCTACTTACTCCTTGTTGAGGCCGAAGTCCGTGAGCGGCGTGGTATGAAGCCTGAGCTTCCGTCCATCAACACTCACGACCGCGTTCCAAACTTCGACTCCTAGTATGGCCATCCCCTCCTTCACTCCCCGCTCCAACTGGCAGCTCCCGAACCTCGCCTCGCTTCCCGCATGGCCGAAGCACGGCCGAGTGTGCGTAGACCTGGAGACCCGAGACCCTCAGCTCAAGAAGCTTGGTCCGGGTGTCCGGCGTGACGGAAAGATAGTCGGCTTCGGCTTCGCTATCGAGGGTGGGCCCAAAGCCTACCTGCCTATCGCCCATGCGAACGGGCAGAACCTCGATCCGAAGCATGTGAAGCAGTACTTCCTGGACCAGGCGGAGAATTTCCAGGGGGAAATCGTCGGAGCCAACCTACCCTACGACCTGGACTACATGGCCGAGCAGGATATCATCTTCCGGAACGTCTCGTTCTTCCGCGACATCCAGGTGGCCGAGCCCCTTATCGACGAGAACCAATTCTCGTATGGGCTCGACGCCATCGCCAAGAGGCGAGGGTTCGAGGGTAAGGACGAGCTCCTCCTCCGCGCAGCCGCAGAGGCCTGGGGTGTTGATCCTAAGGGAGGGATGTGGGAGCTTCCGCCAGAGTTCGTTGGGCAGTATGGCGAGCAGGATTGTACGCTTCCCCTCGAGATTCTGAGGCAGCAGGAAGCCGAGATTGACAGGCTCGGTCTGCGGAAGGTCTATGACATGGAGTCCCGTCTTCTGCCCGTCCTTCTGAAGATGCGACGGAGAGGCGTTCGCGTTGACTTCGACGAGCTCGATCGCGTGGAGGTCTGGGCCCACGAACGAGAGGTGTCCGCACTGTCTCGCATCGCTCACCTCACTGGATGCAATCTCACCACCAGTGACACGACCAAGACCAGCGCACTGATCCCAGTGCTTGAGGATATCGGGATCAAGATCCCGAAGACCGAGAAGGGAAACCCGTCGATCAAGAACGACTGGCTGAAGACCCTCCCGCACCACGATGTCATCGAGGCGATCCTCGATGCCAAGAAGTTCAACAAGCTGCAGGGTACGTTCGTCAAGAGCATCCGGACGCACGCCATTGGGGACCGCATCCACTGCACCCTGAAGCAGATGATCGGGGAGTCGGAAGACGGCGAAACGGGTGGCGCCAAGTACGGTCGCCTCGCCTGCTCGAGCCCCAACCTCCAGCAGCAGCCGGCACGGGATCCCGAGATCGGACCACGCTGGCGAGCAATCTACATCGCTGACGAAGGTGGGACGTGGGCAGTCCATGACTACTCGCAGCAGGAGCCCCGTTGGCTTGTGCACTACGCTGAGCTGATGCGGCTCCCCAAGGCTCGGGAGATGGCCGAACGCTACAGGACGGATCCCACGGCAGATAACCACGAGATGATGGCTACGCTCATCCATGCTGCGTGGCCCACCTTGGAGGAGAAGATCAAGAAGGAAGAACGCTCTGCCGCCAAGACCATCTTCCTCGGACTTTGCTATGGGATGGGCCCAGGTAAGCTGGCCAAGTCGCTCGGCCTCCCGGCCAAGTGGCGGGAGTTCACGGCCAAGGATGGACGGGTCGTCAAGTACCTGGGTGCCGGCGACGAAGCCCAAGCTCTACTGGACAAGTTCCGCAAAGGCGTCCCGTTCGTTCGTGCGTTGATGAAGCTGGCGGAAACCAAGGCCAACGAGCGCGGATACATCCAGACTGTGGATGGTCGCAAGTGTCACTTCCCGAAAGTCTGGGACCCGGCCAAGCGCAAGATGCGCTACGACCTGACGCACAAGGCTGGCAACCGTTTGATCCAGGGCTCCGCTGGTGGGCAGATGAAGACCGCCATGGTGAACGCTGACGCCGAAGGTACCCGACTTCAAATCCAAGTCCACGACGAACTGTCCCACACGATCTGGTCTCCCGAAGAATCTCTACACTGCGCTCGCGTGATGCGGGAGGCAGTACCCTGTAACGTGCCCCACCGTGTAGACATTGAAACCGGCCCCAACTGGGGCAATATCTCCGAGCCTGAATGGGCAAAAGTATGAGGAGCCACTACGTCTACCGGATCAACCGCCCGTCCACGGGGCAATGGTATGTGGGGATCCGCAGCTGCGAAGGATCACCCACGGACGATGCTTACTTGGGTAGTGGGAAATACGTCAGCCGCATCCCCAAGGGAGAGCTGATGAAGACCATCCTAGTGATCGTTGAAACCCGGAAAGAGGCTGCCCGGATTGAGGAGGCACTGGTGGGGCCTGAGCAGGTTGCTGACCCGATGTGCCTGAATCTACGGACAGGAGGGGACAACGATTTCCTGCTGTCTGGCGAGACAAAGCGCAAGATTGCCGCAGGGTGGACCAAGGACCGAAAGATAGCCAACTCCGTACTACACACGGGAAGGGCGGTTTCCGATGAGACGCGGAGACGCATGAGTGAATCCTCACGGGGGTTCAGGCATACAGAAGAGACCAAACGTAAAATGAGCAAAGCCAAGTCAGGAAACACAAATCGTAGAGGGATAAAGTCCTCTGAAGAAACCAAGAAGAAGCACAGAGAAGCTATGAAGGGAAATCAACACCTGTTGGGCCATCGGCATACTAACGAGTCGAAAGACAAGATCAGCGAAAAATCTAAGGCCTGGTGGACATCTCCCGCTGGCCTCGAAGCAAAGAAACGAAGAGGAAAGAAAAACTGATGCGGCACATCATGATAGACATCGAGACCATGGGGTCTCAGGCAAACGCGGCAATCATCTCCGTCGGGCTCGCAGAGTTCAATCCCAAGTCGGGAGAGATCACACGGCAGACCGAGATCCGCAACACCTTCGAAGCCCAGCGTGTGGAGGGTCGACACTTCGATCCGTCCACCGTTGAGTGGTGGCTGCGTCAGAGCCGTGAAGCGCAGCAGGCGCTCCTGGCAAACCCTCGCCACCCTACGGCTGCCGAGATGATGACCGAGGTCCGCGACTGGATCCTTGAAGCCCACTCCAGCCAGTGGGAGCGAGGTATGTGGGCGAAGGGTCCCACGTTCGACCTGAAGCTTATGAGGCATCATTATGAGGAGCTGGGGATCACCTGTCCCTGGCACTTCTCCCGGGAGTACTGCGTGCGTACGATGCTGATGATCGCCAAGGCCAACGGATGGGACGACGTCCTTGCGATGGAGCCCGAGGTTGCCCACGGTGCGCTGTCCGACTCGATCCACCAGGCACGCCAGGTCATGGAAGTGATGAGCAGGTTGAAGCGATGAGGTATTATGTCATCCTAGAATCTAACAGCGGACATTGCTGCTTTGAGGCCAGCGTCATGGACCGTAACATCATGATCTTTGCGGACCAGGAGAAGTGTGTGTGCGAATGTTTCCATGTTGAGGATGCCGAGCGAATCGCAGAGATGCTGAACCTGGCGGAGGATCAGCGATGAGAATCCTTGTATGTGGTGGTCGATTCTACTCGGACTATGCTCGGCTCAGTAAGGTTCTTGACGACATCTCCATCGAGAGCCAGCAGATAGTACTGATCATCAACGGAGTCGCTGCTGGCCCCATCCGCAACGAATGGATGCTGAAGTGGGGGACACCTGATCTTGTGGTTGCATTCCCGGGAGGTAAAGGAACTGCCAGTATGCGCAAGCTCGCAGTGAAGGCAGGTGTGGAGGTACGAGAAGTTGGCTAAGAAGACACGCAAAGAACGCCTCGCCGCAAGGCAGAACCGTCAGCAGAATTACCTGGCCGAGCAGAAGAAGATCACCGACTGGCTGAAGGAGTCCGGCAAAGAGCTGGCTGTACAGTACGCTGTCGGGCAGAAAGTTCTTGGCAAGTGGCAGTGGGCATTTCGAAGCACAAACGAGGAATGTCGGGACACTGTGTTCCGGATCCTCGAGACCGACAAACGATTCCCGGTACGCAAGGTCAACCTGTGATCTACACGATTGAGTGGCGACTGACTCCCGGCATGTTCGAGCCGGGACGTAAGTGCGTGACATGATACGGTAGACCTGGGGACCACTGGTCAGTGTTCCGGAAATACAAAGACAAGAACAGACGTGACATCATGTACGATAAAATGAAAGACAGACCAGAATGGCAGGTGCGGAGGATAGACCTATGAGCAAGTGGGATGATAGATTCCTGGCCTTGGCCTACCACGTTGCCGGCTGGTCGAAAGATCCCAGCACGCAGGTAGGTGCCGTCATCGTAGACGGAAAGCGCCGTGTGATCTCGGTGGGCTTCAACGGGTTTCCCCGTGGAGTCGAAGACTCGGAAGAACGGTTGGGCGATCGCCCAACGAAGTACCTGCACGTGGTGCATGCTGAGCTGAACGCAATTCTTGCTGCGCCTCTCAGCGTAGAGGGTGCCACAATCTACGTCACGCATCAGCCGTGCTGTGGCTGTGCGAAGGCTATCATTCAGTCAGGCATCGCACAGGTAGTTGCTTTCCCCGACAGCGGCATCGAACGTTGGGGTGATGAGCAGATGGTGGCCTGGTCGATGCTAGAAGAAGCAGGAGTACAAGTCAGATGAAACAACTTCCCACAATCCAAGAACTGCTCAAAGAAACCAACGCAGCCATGGTCGCAGTCTTTGGGATGCGTGAGCCCATGAAGGACAAGTACGGGTCCGCTGCCTTCGTCGAGGTCATGCGGATCACGACCATGCTCGAGCTCATGCGTTGGGTCCAGGAGTATCCGATCGAGGACCAGGCCAAACTACTGGAGACCATGGAGCGACTGATTACAGCAGTCTACCGAAGCCGATGAGCGAATCAGCACTAGCCTCCCGTGTCATGAAGATCCTGAAACCGCTCGACGGGCAGCGGGTGGAGAACATGTGCGGCAAAGGTACTCCGGACGTGAACTACTGCGGAGGATGGATCGAGCTCAAGCAGCAGGACTCCTGGCCCAAGAGAGCAAGCACGAAGGTACGCCTCGCCCACGACCTCTCGCTGGAGCAGCGCATCTGGCTGACCCGCCGAGCTCGAGCTGGGGGAAACACCTGGGTGCTGCTGCAGATTGCACGGGACTACATGCTATTCACTGGACCTGTCGCGGCCGAGGTTATCGGCGAGTCGAACCAGGAGGAATTGAAAGCTGCAGCCTTCCGGGTGTGGACGTCAAAAGAAATGAAGGAGGATCTTGTAGAATGCTTACTGAGAGAGGATTGACTTCCGCGGAAAGGCTACTATTGCACCGCCGTCGACTGGGCATCACCCAGTTCGAGGCAGCTCAGCTCCTGAACATCTCCGCCTGGTCCTATCGTCAGCTCGAGGAGGGCAGCCGCCTGCCCGATCGTCCCGAGCCCACACTGGACAATCTGAAGGATTACGAGGTCTGCCTCATTCTCCGACGCCGAGCCAACCGAACCCGTTCATCCGTAGCCAAGTCCGTCAAGATCAGCGAGCAATGGCTGACTCAGATGGAACGTGGAAGAGTCCCTGCCGATCGCCTCATCGAATACTGGAAATCATGCACCCCTCTATAGAATTCCTCACCAAGCTCTATCCCCATGGTCCCTGGCTGCTCACCGCGCTTCCCGTTGAGCGTGACCACCCGACCAAGAAATCCCCGCCCACGCAAACCTTTCTTCCTGGGCAGGAGGCCAACGTCGTTGAGTGGATCAAGTCGATGGAGGGTGGTGCCTTCAACTTCTACTTCAGCGTCAACCCGCCTGTCCAGGCTATGACAAAGAAGGCCAGCCGCCTTGACATCAAGGAGATGGCGTACCTTCACGTGGACGTGGATCCGAAGAAGGGGGAGGACATGTTGGATGCCCGCAACAGGATCGAGGCGCTGCTCACCAACGCGCTGCCCAGCGGTATCCCCGTACCAACTTGCGTCATCGATTCGGGCGGAGGCTACTGGGGATTCTGGAGGTTGACTGAACCGTTTCCCATCTCGGCGGACACGGCCAAGTATGAGGAGGCCAAGCTCTACAACCTGCACCTCGAAACGGTCTTCGGTGCAGACAGCTGCCATAACGTCGACCGCATCGCTCGCCTCCCAGGGACCACCAACTCTCCGGACGCACGGAAGCGTGCTAAGGGTAGGGAAGTGGGCGAGGCCAAGGTCCTGTACTTCGAGGAGAGTAACGTCTATCCCCTCACGCAGTTCACCAAAGCACCCCAGGTTGCGGTGAAGCGCGACGGGTTCTCCGAGGGCAAGACAGTCAAGATCTCGGAGAACGTAGAGCGCCTCACGATGGACGACCTGCCCAGGACGCTCCCCGACAAATGCAAGCGCACCATCTCGATGGGCGAGGACGAGGCGGACGGAGAGAACTCCTTCTCCTCCCGGAGCGAGGCGCTCTGGTATGTGGTCTGCGAGCTGGTGAGGCACGACTGTACCGACGATCAGATCTACAGCATCATCACGGATCCTGAATGGGGCATCAGCGAGTCCGTGGTGGATGGGACGAACGGTAGGGCAGACGACTACGCAAAGCGTCAGATCGAGAGAGCAAGGGAGATGGCGATCGACCCGGTTCTCGCCGAGTTCAACAACAAGTATGCCGTCGTCCAGAATACGGGTGGCGGATCGTGCCGCATCGTCTACGAGGAAGAGAAGGACGGCAGCAAGATCATGGTCTTGCAGACGCCCACGGATTTCAAATCCTTCTACTCAAACCAGTTCGTGGACATCGTCGTCCAGGTGGGCAATAGTACTCAGACCAAGTCCATCCCCGCTGGGGACTGGTGGTATCGCCACCCGCTCCGTCGCAGCTATCGTACCATCGTGTTCGAGCCGGGAAGGGAGGTGCCGATGGATGTCTACAACCTCTGGCGAGGATTCGCGTACGAGGCGCGTCCGGGTGGCTGCTGCGACCTCTTCCTCACCCACATGCGGGAAGGCATCTGCGATAACAACGAGGAGGTCTACGAGTACCTGCTCAGCTGGATGGCGCTGGCTGTACAGCATCCCGACCAACCGGGACACACCGCCGTCGTCATGCGCGGTGGGCAGGGTACAGGCAAGGGTACGTTCGCGAGAACGTTCTGTGGTTTGTTCGGCAGGCATGGAAAGCAGATCGTCGATGCCAAGCACCTGACCGGACACTTCAACGCCCACCTCCGGGACTGCGTTGCCTTATTCGCGGACGAAGCAGTCGCGGCCGCAGACAGGAGTCACGAGTCGATGCTGAAGGCGATCGTCACCGAGGACACCCTGATGGTCACGCCCAAGGGTAAGGAGGCCAGCATCGAGAGGAATTACCTGCACGTGATCATGGCCTCGAACTCTAGCTGGGTGGTACCCACTGGTTACGACGACAGGCGTTTCGTGGTGCTGGATGTGAGCGAAGACTTCAAGGCGAACCCTGGGTACTGGGCAGCTCTGAATGCTGAGCTTGAGAACGGAGGTCACGAGGAGCTCCTCTACCTTCTGGCGACGCGCGATCTGTCGAAGTTCAATCCACGTATCAAGCCGCAAACCTCTGCGCTTCAGGAGCAGAAGGCCCTGTCCTTCGAGCCCCTTGCCCGCTGGTGGTACGGAGTTCTGCAGGACGGTCAGATCGGAGACGTCACGCTGACCGACGGAGTCATCGTTCCCGCTGGCTTGGTGGGCTACAGTTTCAACTACGGGATCAACCCTTCCCAGAGGATGAGCATGTCGGCGGTGGCCAGGTACGTCACCCACAAAGCTTGCCCCAACGTGTCAGACTACCGTCAGGCACACCAGCGTGAGATGGACGGAGACCAGGTCTTGGGATCGGTCGTGGATGCCAGGACTGGCGAGCTACTGACGACGCGCAGGCCTATGGTCATGATCCTCCCTCCTCTCGCTGAGCTGCGCTCAACGTTCGATGAAACCCACGGCGGACCCTACGACTGGGTTGCCGCTCCCGACTCCGCTGAGAGGATTCCAGATGCCTTCTAAAAAGAAAAGATGCAGCTATGGCGCTGCCCTTCGTAAAGACGCCAAGGGCAAAGGGTTGGGACTGATCACCGTCGCGGTGACGTTCCCCAACGGACAGACTGAAGAGTACCAGACCAGCGGAAATGCGAGCGATTGCCGCTTCGCACGCTGGGCAGGGGTAATGTTGAGTGAAGGGGAAGCAAGACCCCTTCCCGATCTTGAAGAATTCGTGAGAACCCACATTGAAGCCAACCAAAATGACTGACCAAATCCCATTCGACGACCTCACCGTCGACGAGAAAGCCAACCTCACCGAAGAGCAGATCAATCTGTACATCCGCGTGTACGCGATGGAGGAAGGGGTGCCACTCACGGGTATCTCCGACCTCGAGGAGTACCAGGAAGAGGAGGCCATCTCGCTTCCGACCGACCGCGTGTACAGCGTGACGCTGGGTAACAACTCCTCGATGGGCATCGTGTTCTCCTCCCGAGAGGAGGCGGAGAAGTTCACCCAGCTGAAGTTTCTCGTGGTCGGAAGCAAGTACCTCGCTGGCTACCACCGCACACAGGAGTACACCCAGAAGCCCAGTGATGTCATGGTGGTGACGAAGGAGCTGCCCACGGAGATGGTAGTCACCTCTAAGCTCCAAGGTCTCGAGGCCCAAGCCCAAGCGGCCAAGGCCAACGAGAAGTTGCGCGAGGAGCACAGCAAGCGTGCCCGCACCATCGAGCGTCTGTCCGGCCACATCTGGGACAACGTCCGCGAATGCCGTGCCCGCGTGAACGAGCTGGAAGACATCCGGATCTGCTGGCGCGAGTATCAGGGCCTGGCCAAGGACTACGCCTCGGCGGTGAAGTTCATGGAGAAAGCGTTCGACGACAGCGCGTTGGTCACCGAGGCACTGGGCGGAGGCTGGAACGACGTTCCTAAGGAAATCCGCTGAATCGAGTTGCCTTTTGGCGAGGACGTGGTATGATGAATTCATGCAAAGCACCTCACTTTCTGTTTCGGGCCTCGGCCTGCTCCACGTCATCACCGATGGCGTCCTCGCCAACCTCAACCGCCTCGCTCCTGAAGGCTTCAGCTTCGGCAAGCTGAGCGCTGGTAGCATCATCTGTCAGAAGTTGAACACGATCGACTTCTTCGCACCCAGCGACGGAAGCGTCTACGTCCGCACCATGGGTGACGTCGTCATCCTCGAAGTCAAGTCTGGTGATGCCAACCTCGAGGTCGGGCTGCAAGACATCGTCAGCTGGTTGGAGATTTCCTGATGAAACCTGGAGAGACAGCTTACCTCGGCGACGGGGTCTATCTGGAGTACGACGGTTGG